ACTTTATACAAATGCCAAACAAAGAAGACTTTAAAGGAACAGAAACAACAAACGCCAAACAAGCTTACTATTCAACATTAATGCATGAGTTAAGTCATTGGTCAGGACATGAAAAAAGACTAGATAGAAAGTTAATAAGTAGGTTTGGTTCTAATGCTTACGCCTTTGAGGAATTAGTTGCAGAAACTTCCGCATCTTTTTTATGTGCAATATTAAAAGTAAACAACAAACCATCCATAGATAATGCAAAGTATCTTAATTCATGGCTTGAGATTTTAAAGCAAGATAAAAAAGCAATGATGAAAGCTTTTAGTTTAGCACAAAAAGCAACAGATTATTTACTATATTATACTAATCAAATGCAGGAGGTAGCGTAAATGAATACTTCCATTATAGATTTATACGCCCGAGCAATCGCTCGGGAATGCCCCGAGCCAACTAATGCACAATCAATAGCTGAGTTAGTGCATACATTACGACCTGATATTGACAAGGAATTTTTATTAAATGCAGTCAATAAGCATTGGTCAGAGTGTTGGGAAATTTCAATGTTAGAACATTACGGAGTTAATTAAATGGCAAATTATCAAAACAATATATTAATTGAGGTTGAGGAGTTTATAGGTGAACAACTTCAAGACTACACAAACGATCAAGTTATTAGAAAAGTAGTTGATAAGTATGGTGTATCATTCAAAGAATATGCAGAAGAATTGTTAGCAGAATTTCAAGATGAAATATCATTACATAGATCACAAGATTATCAGGAGGTAAGCTGATGAGTAAAACAACAGATTTAATTGTTGATCTTTATTGGGAATATGATCGCATGTCTTCAGATGGTCAAAAATCATTAGATAAGTTGGCTAAACATCATGGAATATTAACAGAAGAAGAATGTAAACAACTAACTAGATATCAGGAGCAAGCTAATGAAAGTTAATTCTTGGACAATTCAAGTTTATGAGCCAGAAGATGGAAGTTATACAGATCATTATACATTCCCAATGATGGACATGTTACCAATAGATAAAAACAATAATCTTTTTAAAGGTTGTTTAGGATTGTTACAAGCTAAAGCTATGATGCATGATCTGCGTAAATTCTATTTAGATTATGGGCATACAATCAAACAATTTAATCATCAATATAGATTGAAACAAACGTATAACAACTTAGTTGATCAAGCATATGAAAAAGGTTTCAGCTATAGTTACAGTCATACATTAATACCAAAAGAGAAAGTATAATTGATGTGCTTTAAAAATATACAAGGTATTATCAATGCAGACATTAAAGATGGTATGGCAAAATTAGTTTTACTTGTACTCAATCACCACGCAGACAAAGAAAAATTAATTTGCTATCCATCATTAGATACAATAGCCAAAGAAACAAACCTTTCAAAGAGTACAGTAATTAGAAAGATAGATTACTTATGCAAGAATAAATTCATTGATAGGAAACAACGTTCAAACAAAGTTAATATATATAAGATCAAAGACTATCGCGAGTGTCATAGTGACACCTCGGTAGTATCAGAGAGACACCTTGGGAGAGTCAGAGAGACACCCGAACATACCATTAACAAACCAATAACATATAGTAAGGAACAATCAGATGGAATTAATAACCCTAAACAATGGTCAACGATCCAAGGCACTAGAAAGATTAACAACTCAAACACCCAAAGATACAACGGACAAAATTCTTATCACGCTAAACTCAATAATATCTTACGAGGAAAAGCTAAATAAAGATTACTCATTACATTCTTATAAATTAGTAGGTGATAATCCAGATGATAAAATTGAGGAAGCAAATAGAATAATCAGCTTGGCAATGGTTACTCTTCCTTTAGATCAGATGCATCAAGCATTACATAAATGTACTTTAGTTATGGTCAAACCATCTCAAGAAACACCCGCTGATGTGGCCTTAAGAATACGAGCAATCGCAGATGGACTCAGTGATTTTCCTGCAGATATATTTCTTTATGCAGTAGATCACATAGCTAAAACTAAAACATGGTTTCCGAGCCTAGCAGAATACAGAATGGCGGGCGAGTTTCATTTTAAAAAGCGTAAAATGTTGTACGAAATGATGCAAAATAACACAAAAACTACAAATTTAATTGACTTTTCATTTGCAAAAGTGCAGTATAAATAAATAGATAGGAGATATTTTATGACACAACCACAACAAAAACCACAACATACTATAGGTAGAAATTATATTAATTCTAATGGTGCAAAATCGCATTGGAGAATGGGATATATTGGTGGCTCAGATGCAGTCAAAATCATGCAAGGTAATTGGCATGAGTTATGGCTAGAGAAAACGGGCAAGACACAACCAAAAGATTTGTCTGATATTTTTAGAGTACAATTAGGTGTAGCAACAGAAGCTTTTAATATTAAATGGTTCGAGCAACAGTATGAAAAACAATGTGCTTATCAAGTAGAGGCCATGAAAGATTACGAGGGATTGTCATTAAAAGGTACGCTTGATGGTGTTGTTCTAAATGAAACGGGTGGCCTAAGTAATGTAGGTGTTGAGTGTAAGCATGTAAACTCATTCAAATCATTTCAAGATCAGGTATTATATTACACTCCGCAACTACAATTATACATGTTCGTTGCAGATTTAGAAGCTATGTACTTCTCAGTTATCCAAGGTAATGAATGGACTTGTTCTAAGATCAGCAGAAATGAAGCTGAAATACATAGAATGATACCTATATTAAAAGACTTTTGGAAGTTAGTTATATCAGGAAAAGAACCCGTTGCTAACATTCCTGATAGAACATTAAAGGTTGTTGATAGCATAGCTATTGATGACTTAATTGCACGAGATGCAAGCAAAGAAAATCATTTCACAGAACTAGCGGAGAAATTTATTTCTTCAAAGGTAGAGCATGACAATCACAACAAAGTCAAAGCCGAACTTAAAGGCATGCTCGCAGATAATGAACGAGAAGTATTTAACAATTCATTATCAATTAAACGCACCAAATCAGGTGTTAGATTTAACATAAGATAGGAGAACATAATGGAAGAATTAGAAGAGCATGAATGTGCTACTTGCAACAAACGATTTTATTTAGATGAGACTGCGTGTCCTGATAAATGCCCTCAATGTGAATGGGATGAATACAAACATAAGAAAAAATAGGAGGTCAAATTGACTGCAACAAAACAAGAGTTCTGGGCATTTCATAAGGCTAACCCGAGTGTATATAAAGAGTTTGAAAAGTACACTAACGTAGCTATTGATAGAGGTGCTAAACATCTAAGTCATTGGTTAGTTATTGGTCGTATCAGATACGAAACCGCAATAGAAACTAATGATCCTGATTACAAAATCAATAACAATTATATAGCCTTTTATGCTCGGTTGTTCATGGCATTGAACCCACAACATGACGGCTTTTTTAAAACTAAATTAACTAAACAAGAAAAAGAGGAGAGACAATATGCCAACGCAAAATAAAAATGGGGTTAATTCCCACAACGAAACTAACCCCGTTCATACGATAGGAAATCATATGAGTAAACAGAATACTAAAAAAGATGTTGAATGTAAATCTTTAAAAGATGCAATGGCTAAGTTTCAAATGTTATCTGTAACCGCAACTAAAGACAGTTCTAATCCTTTCTTTAAAAGTACATACGCTAATCTTGATGAGGTTATAAAAGCAGTAACACATGGGGCAGAGTATGGTTTGTCATTCTCACAATCTATTAATTATGAAAATGTATTAATGCAAGATGGAGAACATTCACAAAAGTTATTTAGAAATATATTTGTGGAAACAACTGTGGCTCATGTAAATGATACCGAAACTTTAACAAGCAAAGTTCCCGTACTAATACAACCTGCAGAAGAAAACAAATCTCAGGCTATGGGTAGTGGCATAACATATTCAAAGCGTTATGCATTGCAAGCCATATATGGATTAGCAACAGATGATGATGGTAATGCATCTTCCTCAACCTCAACTGAAACTCAAACTTCTAAAAATAATGGATGGAGATAAATATGGAATACGATAATACAAATAGGGTTGGCTTGTTCCAACCCAGAGGAGATAAAAAGATTATCTTTGATGGTAAATTAAATGTTGATGGCACAGATGTTAATGCTCTTGTTGTTAGGGCAACATCTAAAGACGGCACACCATATAGAAATCTTTATATAAATGCAGGTCCAATCTATGCGAATGAAGACAAAGCCAAGGACACTATCCCGGATATTGGTGGAACTGTTCAGCTATTAGGTATGGCAAAACGAATTGGTTTATATTGGAAAGATTATATTGATAGAGTCACCAATGAAACCAAACAAATGTTAACGGGTAGCTTGAGAGAAGTTAACACCGACTATCTTAATGGTGCAAATGATAGCGGTAGAAATGAATATCGTGATGCAAAGAATGGCACGACACCTCAGATAACAGAAGCTGAAGCAACACAAACTCAACCTAAAAAAGAGGACTTGAATGATGAAATCCCATTCTAATATTGAAACTATAATACCTACTATTGCTATAGAAGATATTGCAGGAGAACTACAAACTTCAGTAGGTAAATTAAAAAAGCTTTGCAAATCAAACCACATACCTTACATGAAAGTTGGGCATGCATGGAGATTTAAACAAGAAAACTATGAATTGCTTATGGAGAGTTTGCAATGTCGCTATCTTTATTCAAGCGAGAACGATCAAAATATTATCAAGTCCAAGGTAAAGTATACTTCGGAAACAAGTTCATCTCAATTCGTGAAAGCACAAGACGTGATAAGAAAAGAGATGCAGAAGAAGTAGCTAAACATATAGAGCAAAGAGCAATTCAATTATTAAGAGGAGATAGCAAGCCTGCTATCTCCTTTAGCAACGCAGTAATTACGTGGACTCAAGTTCAAACGAGAAGCAAGCGTGATCTTTGGGTTGCTAATAATATGCTTAGATCATTTAGAGATACTAATATATATGACATCCAACTAAATGATTGGAATTTATTTACTATAAAGTTTATGAAAAACTACAAGCCTGCATCATACAACAGAGTAAGAGACACATTTCAATCTATACTTAAAGTGTCAGGTCTGAAAGTTGTAGCTAAAGATACGCCCGATTGTTTAACAATACCTAAACGTACTGTTGATAACTTAAAAGTTATATGGCTATCAGTAGAACAAAGAGAAATGTTATTTAAATCTTATCCAACATGGCTGAGAACATGGGCAATAGCAGTAGCTTATCATGGGTTTAGAAAAGGTGAAGCTAGATTATTAAAGAGGCACGATTGTTTAATTGATGAAGAGTTAATTAGGTTGCCGTTTGCAAATACAAAAACAAGTAAAAATAATTTTATTCCTATGCACCCTCGTTTTAAAGAAGCACTAATCAAAGAGGGTTGGAGACATGAGGAGTATGTATTTGTTAATAAATTTAATAAACCATACGCTGAACAAGGTCCTGCACAAGCACATAAGACCGCAGTAATTAAGGCTAACGAGCAGTTAAGGTCACAAGATAAAGCAACAATACCACACTTTACTATACATGATTGGAGACATCACTTTGCTTGTACCTTTTTAACTACGGGTGGAGATATGGAAACATTAAGACAGTTGGGTGGTTGGACTAATCTTAAAACATTACAACGTTATGTAGGCATATCAACTCAGCATAAGAAACAAGCTATGAATATGGTACAATAGATGGTAAATTTAAAATATGTTACACACTTTAACACACACTTTGATTGTCAATGCTCTGTAAATGGTGGGCGGTGACGGTCTCGAACCGCCGACATTCTCGGTGTAAACGGAGGAGTTAAAACAAAATGTTCTTTGGACATATACCACGTTACGCAAAATTTAATATATTAATCCCTTGTAAATCAAGGAAAAAACAATTCTTTTTTTCTAAAACTAAATTGTGCATAATTGCATTATCTACAATAAGTTTGTTACTTTGTGTTGTTTATTAATGCATTATGTTTATTTTTTACACACATTTTACAACACATAATCGTTATCAAGTTAAGCATATATGCAAAAAAAAACTAAAACTTTTTAATTACTTGAATTACTTTACCTAATAAATTTACGTCTGTAATTTTAATAACATGTCTTATGTCATAACTTTTATGTATAATAGATTTGTCTACAATCTGACCAATTCTAAAACCATCTTTGCATTCATACATAACAACATCTTGTTCTTGCGGTTTAACATCTTCTCTTACTAGAATTGTATCACTACTGTTAATACCACCTAAGCCATACCCAGTAGGATGATCCAGTTCCATTGCAAGCACTTTTCCCTCAATTCCATATACATTCACGTATCTCAATCTCTTTCCCTTTCCATCCCGAACTTCTAAAGTTCTAGTTAAACTGTCGGCAACAGTTATTTTCTTTGGTTCTGTACCTGCCACGTGGGATAATTTAGCGACTGTCCTTGAGGATGGAATTGATTTTGCGTTACCATTGAGGAATCGTGTAATATTAGTAGGGCTAGTACCTGCTTTCGTTGCCCACTCATACGCACTCATCTTCTGGTTCTGAATGACTCCTCTCATCCAAACCTTAAGTGCTTTACGTTCTTGTTCATCAATAGTATTGTGCATTTTTACACCATACTCAGATTTAGCAATTAAATCATCATTAATAAAAGCACAATAAATCAAAATTATTTCCTTGTAAACTATGCATTATTGCAGTATAGATGTATACATGATATTGTCAAATTATTTAAAACAACTACAAGATATAGCATATGATAATGATGTTCGTCTTATCGATATGTTTACTCAAGCCAACGTTCCAACTAGCACCTACTATAGAGCTATCAACGGAATGGAGTTACGTTTTAGCACAGCACAAAAGGTAGCAAATGCAATCAAATCAGATATTTCAATACCGATCAGTACCAGTTCCGGTTGATCCGAACTGGCTAGAATTAGTAGGTAAGTTAGTTAAAAAAAGAAACAAACTTAAAATATCTCAAGAAGCTTTAGCATTTAAAATAGGTTGTGCAAATTCGCTCATAGGTAAATGGGAAAGATACGAACGTCTACCATCAGGTTATATGCTTTTATATTGGGTTCAAGCATTAGACTGTAAAATAAAAATCAAATGAAAAAGTGTGATGTATGTGGAGTTACATCAAGATATTTTATGAAAGTTAAAAACCTGCAGACATTCTTTGTCTGCTTTTCATGTAAGGAGAAATCAAATTGGCAAGCAACGCTAGCAGAAAAGGAACATATCACGAAAATTTCTTCGTTAAATTATTCAAGGCGTGGAAGATCAAGGCGAAAAGGCAACCGCTTTCTGGAGCGTTGGGAGGAGAATATAAAGGAGACTTAGTTTTAGAATTAAATGGCCATGAAATTATAGCTGAAGTTAAGTACAGAAAAACTGGTAGCTTTCCCTCTCCTTTCACTGTCATGCAAAACAGAGATGCGGTTCTTTATAAACGTGGAGGCAATGCAGAACCTAGATGGGTTATGTTTTTTTCAGAAGAAACTGTAAGTAAGTTATTTAAAAAAGGATAAATAAATGGCACGACCAGTAATTAAGTTTGATCAAAGACATTGTGCGGAATGTGGTATACTTTTACCACCCGTAACATTTAAAAGACCATACGCTAAACTTTGCCCTGAGTGTAAGTTTGATAGAAGATCAGGCAACCATGAACTAAGACAAATATTTCAACAATTAAAAAAGAAACCACAAGAGGTTGAAGATTGGGGCAGTGAAAACATTAAAACAAATGATGATGAGTTTTTTAGAAAACCAAAATGGTAATCTATTTTTCTAACAAACCTTTACGATAACCTTGTGATCTATTGTATGTAAGTTCTTCTTTTCTGCCATTAGGTACATAAGAGCAATGAATCCACCCAGTATTACCACCAGTAAAACATTCTAATATTAACTGATCGAACTCTAAATTGTCTGAAATCCATTCAGCTAAATCATAATTAGAAATGCCCGGCACTTCAAAGTCTACAGCTTGTCCTTTGGCGTGTTGGCTTGTAGCTTTACTTCCTATAGCTTCACACAATGCGACTGATCTATATCCACTCGATACCATAAAAGGACCGTACTCATTTCTTATTGGTTGTAATATATTTTCAGCTAATTCACCCATATTATATATAGCATCTGCATCTGGGTTGTTAGCTATTCCTAATCTATCAGCAGTCTGACTTTTAACTAACTCAGCTAAACTAAAATTCTTTGATAACATTACCATTATTTTCTATCCTTACCTTTTAAACGTTCGAGTGTACGCATACCACCAAGACCAAGCATGCCCATTAAAACCGGGAGCATGGTGGCCGTATCTGCTTGAGGTATATCTATTCCAAACCCTGCACATAATGGTGAAACTAAAAAATTGACTAGAAAACCTAACACACAAACCCAAGCAGTAGCCGGTCGCCATGATGATTGAAACCAATTACCCTTGGCCTCAGCCTCATTAACCTTTATCTGAGCAAGGGCAATCTCCTGAGCATGTTTATCGGCCATGACTGATATCTCGTGGCTCAACTTCTGTTTAGTGTCTGCATCCGGGATAAACTTATCAAGTATACCCGTTACTGCAGGAATTAAAGCTGTGATCATTGTATTATACCTTTCTTTTTAGCTATTATAAATAAGACACCAATCACACCCGCCAATACAGTTGCTATTAGAATCCCTAATATAATTTTGAGAATCATATCTTGTATATGTTGCTTACGTTTTTGTGCTTTGATGCGTGCTTCTTTGCGTTGCTTTCT